TCCTTTTTAAATAGTACATTAAAACAGTGTCATGAATTCAAGGTCAATTATTATAATTATATGTTTAATATAGGAATTTTCATAGGATTTCTAATTCTTTTAGGAGGTTTACTTTTATACAAATATAAAGGAAAATTAACAGATGCCGAAAAAAGACAACTCGATAATGTAAAACAACAATATATTTTGAGTAAAATTAAAAATTTTCAAATATCTAAACAACGTGCAAAAGAAGAATTAATAACGGGGTTGCCTCATTGGGAATCAAATTGATTTGTACAGAATAAATAAATATAATGTGTAAATATAGTAAGTATGATTGAAACCAAAGAATCACCGCAAATAAATATAGAAGAAAAAGAACAAGATGTTGTAGAAACAAATAATGTCAGTCTTGAACAATTTAATAAATATAACAAATTAAAGCAACAGTACAAAAATGGTAAAAATTTGAAATGTGTAAATTGTAACAGAAATGTGAAAACTATTTTTTTGACAACATACAATGAAGAAAATAAAAGTCGGGTTCTATCGGCGAAGTGTGGAGATGCAGAAAATCCGTGTAATTTAAATATTGAAATCGTGTTAAATCCAGTTGAATTGTTAGATAATATTGCGAATAGAGAAAAAGAAAATCTTTCTGCATATCAATTACAAATAATCAAAACAAAGAATGATTTGTTGTTTGGTTACATAACTCAAGATGATGCGATACAAATATTTGAAAATACCAAAATGTTAATTAAAGATACGACCGTAAAATTAGAAGCATATTTAATACGGTTATTGAATATTACACACAATACCAAAAATCAGGCGGATCTTTTAACAAAACAAACTGAACTTTACCAACATATTCAAAATTTTAAACGACACATTAAAATGTTTAATATAGACGAATCTCAACAACTACATATACATGAAGCGGTTGAAATTTATATTAATATAATCTTACCAATTACAAAAGAAATAACCAAATTGACATATTCCGCAAATATAATTATACCAGATAATGCAACTATGGGAGAATATGACAAAGGAGATATACAAAAAATAAATAAATATAAACTTGAACAACAAAAATATACTATACAAATGATGGAGGATTCAAATAATAAACAGATTATTGAAATAATTCATTTCGATATGAATAATGGATTACATCAGAATGTAGAAACAACTATTAATTTTGAATAATTTATTACACCCATCAAAATTTATTACACCCGCCAAAATTTATCTATTGAATTATTATTAATTATTTATTGTATTTATCAAATAATTATTATATTTGCAATTATTATAATGATGAGTCAATTTTGGTTTGTGATGTTTTTTTACGCAATTTTGTCATGCGTTGTTTCTCCTTATATTGGATACCATTTAAAAGGTAATGCTGGATTAGGACAAGGTTATGTTGTAGGAACTGTGTTATCGTTGATATTATGGTTTACAGTAGGAAAAAAATATGCTGGGGTATAAATATAAATATCTTTTGCTTCTTTATTTTATATAATATATTTATGTTTATATATATTATGATATCAAAGTACGTTAATTTCAAAATTTTTTTTATCAGTTTCGCAATTGGATTATTCGGTATTTATATTACGGGTCAAGACATTAAAATAATTCATGTATATCCCAAACCGGAAAATGTGAACAATATTCAATATAAGGATAAGGCGGATCAATGTTTTGAATTCAGTTCAAATGAAGTTAAATGTCCTAGTATGCCATTCATGACACAAACAATTCCCATTCAAACATAAGTCAACCATTTTCTTTTTTAATAATAAAATATTATTCAATAATATACATGCATCTAGGTAAATTTGTTAACACCGAAACCGGAAGAATATTCATGTCTATTATTTTAGGAGTTGGATTAGCAACTATTTTTAGGGCATCTTGTAAAGGAAAAAATTGTATTATTTATAATGCACCTCCTCTAATTGAAATCAAGGATAAAATTTTTAAGATAGATGGTAAATGTTATAAATTTGAATCCAAAACCGCAAAATGCAATTCTCAAAAACAAATTGTTGAATTTGCGTAAATAACATAATACATCATTCTTTAGATAATACAATGGAGAATACAATGGAGAATACAACAAATATTAATGAACTGCCGTTGAATCCACCTGGAAATAATATTTCATTTGTCGCAAATGAAATATCCTCCTCCACTACTACACCTTCTCAACAATCATCCATGACTTTAGACCAATCTACTATTAATCAAATTGTAAGTGGATTGCAACAAGCAAGTGTAGCGGGCGCAACTCAATTACCTAGTCGAGATATTCCACGTGTAACAGAACAACTAACAAATGATGAGCAGGTTCAACCCAACTTCATTCAACAAAAATCAAACGTTGATTATATTAAGACTGCAAAAAATACTCCAGATGAAATTGTAGAAAAATATATTAAAACTGAGCATTTTGATAATACAGTGGAATCTGTATATGACGAACTACAAACTCCATTACTACTAACGGTATTATATTTTATTTTTCAGTTGCCCATTTTCAAAAAATATTTGTACAATTATTTACCTGTGTTATTTTCAAAAGATGGAAATATTAATTTGAATGGGTTAGCATTTACGAGTATAATGTATGGAGTTTGTTATTATTTTATAAACAAATCTATGATGAAAATAAATACATTTTAAAAAATTATGAAACAATATATTATTATTATTATGGCGTTTACTAGATTTCGTGATGACCCATGCAAAATTAATATTCAAAATCAACAATCAACTGATCAGGGAAGATGGGTATTAAATACTCCTGGTAATGGGGATAGTCCCTTTTTTATGTCGGACCCAAATATTATTTCTCAAAAATGGGGCGGAAATTTATGGTCTAATGCGATAGATGTTCAAAGTTATTTATTAGGAATGAATCAACGTATCGGAAAAGATTGTTTAGGAAAAGAAAAGATGGACCAACATTTTCCAAATATAAATTCATCGCCAAATCACTATCAAGTGTCAACAGATCTAACTACAGAACAATCTAGAGCGGTCGCTCCATCGTGGACGGTTAGAGACATGCGACAAGTACATTTCAACGATTTACCATTAGACCCTCAAGAAAATACTACCATGTGTTTCCCTAATTACTTGAGCACTCGTATTTTAGAAAAGGATTCTTTCAATTCAAATAATCAATATACAAGGTGAAAAGAAGAAGAATAGAAGTTTAATAATAAAAAATATTATTATACTTTATATATATTATGGAATTAGCAATACCATTAATCGCATTAGGAGGTATGTATATTATATCAAATCAAACAAAAAACGAATCCTTTTCAAATATTAACAAAAAGGGGTTAATAAATGATTTACCTAAAAATTATCCAGTCATTGATAAAGACGAACTATTAGATAATGATTATAAATATTCCAATCCAAATACAGCAACGGATAAGTATTTCAATCAATCGAATTATCAAAAAAAAACCGATAATTCAAATGTAGGAAATGATATTCCTGAAGTCTATTCTCTCAGCGGTAATTATGTAGCATCCACTGATTTTAAACACAATAACATGGTACCATTTTACGGGGCGAAAATGCGTGGTCAATCCTATAACAATAACAGTTCAGAATCTGTATTGGACAATATGATTGGTGCAGGATCTCAAGTAATTAGTAAAGTGGAACAGGCACCCCTATTTAAACCCGAAAATAATATTCAATGGACAACCGGTGCTCCCAATATGACTGATTTTTATCAATCTAGACAAAATCCTGCATTGAAAAATAATATGGTCAAACCATTCGAAAGTGTTCATGTCGGTCCCGGTTTAAACAAGGGATATGGTTCTGAAGGAAGCGGTGGATTCAACTCTGGTCTTGAGTCTAGAGAATATTGGTTACCTAAAACAGTAGATGAACTTCGTGTAGACACGAACCCAAGACAAGAATTTTCTTTAGTAGATCATCAAGGTCCGGCGAGTTCAATGGTTAAACAACTCGGATCTATCGGAAAGGTGGAGAAACATTTACCGGATGCATCCTATGAAAACACTCAGGATCGTTGGCTTAAAACAACCGGTTTGGAGAAAGCGTCTCGAAATGTCGCCGAGGAAGTATTCAAAAATAGCAATCGTCTTGAAACCACACAGTTTTATTCGGGAACCGCAAGTGCTACTATGAAAACTGCGAGTTATACTCAGGGACAAGTGGAGGAGACCAAGCGTCAAACATTAAATGTATTGGACACAAATCACTCATGTGCAACGGGTAGAGGTCCTCTTCATACTACAGATCAAAATATTAATAGTTATAGAAATAACAAAAACAATAGATCTGAAAATAACCAACCCGATGGGTTTGGCGCAAGTTTTAATCGTGCAATGATTGCCGCCGTTGCGCCTTTAATGGATGTGTTTAAACCATCTAAAAAAGAAGAGCATGTTTCAAACATTCGTGTATATGGTAATATAGCAGGCGAAGTTCCTGGTAACTATGTTATTAACCCTTATGATAAGGCAACTACCACAGTCAAGGAAACGACATTGTATTCTCCGAACACCTATATTGGGAATCAAAAAGAAGGTTCGTATATGGTGAATGAACAGCAACCGATTTATAATCAGAGAGATTCTACCAACACCGATTATATTTGTGGGGTTGGTGGCGCAGGTACCAGACATGGTGATATGCAATATGAAGGAAATTATTCGCAAATAAACAATGAATTAAAAGAACCCACGATAGTATCTAGAATAAATCATGGAAATACCAATAAATTTAATCCGACTATGAATGTATCTGTTGGTAAAAATCAAGAGGACGTTTTTAATACGAGAACGTTTGCACCTACTGCAATTATTCCAAATAGTACAAGCAAAGAAATGTACGGTAAAATGGATATGAATCAATATAATACAAGTTCAAGTAATAATAGAAACGAGTCTGATTTATTATCCGCATTTAGAAGCAATCCATACACGCATAGTTTATCCAGCGCAGTATAAATATAAAAATAAGTATATCAATCAATCAAATAAATTAAAATATTTGTTATTTTAATTTATGAACATGTAATGACGCACTACATATATACGAAATTATTTTCCAATCCAACGGTATTATTATTTGTTATTACATAGTGACCAATACCCATGCTTCCAGAAGTAAATGCCGCCTCACATGATGCGAAATAATATTCATATGTATCTAATATTTTTTTACCATACGATTGCATAATATATTCTTTATTTTTCAACATATTCTCTCTCCAATGACGTAGTGTCCTTGCATAATGTTGACCTCCGAAAAATTCTGTATGAACAATATTTAGTTCATTTCGCATAATTGCATTTGTAATCCAATCATTATTGGGTATTTGAGCACCAGGAAAAATATGCTTACTTATGAATGTTTCGTTCACTGAATATTTATCTGTTTCTTCTGTGCTAATGATATTATGTAATACACATCTCCCATCCTTACTTAAGCATCTCTTGACCATTTTAAAAAAATCGTCATAATTTTCATATCTTACATGTTCAAACATACCGATTGAATAAATATAGTCATACTTTTCATTTAATTCACGATAATCCTTTTCAATCCCATTTACATTCGGTAATTTCTCCTTTATAAATTTTATCTGCTCTTTTGAAATAGTAATCCCTGTAACTTTGCAATTTGTTTGTTCAGAGACGTAATTTGCGATTTTTCCCCATCCGCACCCGATATCTAATATAGTTTTGTTGGCGGTCGGGTTCATTTTTTGAATGACTGTATTTACCTTATTGTATTGTGCTTCCTCTAAAGTTGTATTATCATTTAGAAAGAATCCACACGTATAAGCAGATAATTTATCTGTTAAAAACGTTTCATAAAAATCATTACCAACATCATAATGGAAACTAATGTTTGATTTGTCATATTTCAAACTTTTATTAAAAAAATTGTAAGAATTCAATTTTGGAATGCATTCATTATTTCTATTTTTCAATAATACTAATAACAACTCATATAAATTATTGGACGACCAATGACCATTGACATATGTTTCTCCAATACCTAATTCGCACTTATTCCACATTTCTGTAAAAAACTTTTCCACATTATAGATGTTGAATGTGGCGATTTGCTCATCTTTATTATTAATTTTCTCAAAAATCGTTGTGTTATTTTTCATGTCAATCATTTTGAAATTTCCATGATTGAACTTGTTGAATATTTTAACCATGAAATATTTTATAAAACTCGGTTTCAAATAATTGTAAACCATATATGAAACGGTAATCATCTGTAAGGTTAATAGAAATGCAATCATTATTATTATATTTTGTAACAATATGTTTAAATAATAATTATTAATATTTTAAAAAATTGAAATGCAATTTTATTATTTGAATTTTACACAACAGAGATATTATATTAAATGCTACCACTACTATGTTTACAAATATTAATATCAGCACATATACTAGTTTTTATATACTACCATGTAATAGTTGCTCTATCTAATATGCAAGTAAGAGTAAGACCTGAGATATAGATTTTATAAATATTATTAGTTTATAAATATTATTAGTTTATAAATAAAATTGAAATGCAATAATTATTTTTTTAATTTTACAAATAAAACAAGAGACACAACAACACAACAAGACAATTAAATCAATGAATACTACTTTTCAAACCACCACTATTGGAGATTTCTTGGATAATTTTGCGGGTCGTCGTGAAATGCAAAATTATGATGACAGTAAATCAATCAAGGTCGCAGAATGCAATCGTGATTTCGTATGGAAACTTGATATGCAACAATCGTTTATATGCAGCATTTTGCAAGGGTTCCCTATCCCTGCAATGTGTATTACAAATGGGCAAATTGTTGATGGCGGAAATCGAAGCACCACGTTGTGGCTTTTTCGAAATGGCGCATTCAAAATTAAATTACAACACGATGGCGAATCAATTGATTATGATGTTATGTGTGCAGATCGAACATTAACTCGCCGTTGGGATTCGGCAGTAATTCCGCAACAAATTATTATAAATGCAACACCCGATCAATTTGCGCAGATTTATGAGAATTTAAACAAGGGTATTCAACTGACATTTGGTCAATTGTTGGAAAATCGTAAATATTGTCCTTGGGTTACAATGGCGGAAGCCTTAATTGGTCGTGGAAATGCATATTATTCGGAGATTGAATTACTCCATCGTGCTTGGACAAGTGTCTTCAAAAAAACAAAAAATCGTGGAGAATTAGGATTTGCGTTTCAAGTTTTAGCGGGTGCAGAACTCGGACCTCAACATTTTCATTTGAGTTTTGCGGAGCATATTCCATTAATTATGGGACCTACAATTCCCAGAACAGACAATCTTACCAGTATACTTCATATGATTGATTCATGTGATCCAGAACGATGTGTATCTGCAAAAAAGAAGAAAGATATTTTCAAAAAATTCATTGGCGCAATTATAAATGACCTTCACACAATCCCTGTGGATGAATGGATAGAAAAATGGACAACTTTTATAAAACAAGCATACAATAGTTTATCAGATAAAAAAATCAAGAAAATCATCAATGTTGGAAATTTGCGTGCAAATAGTTCATCTCGAATTGCAGGTGTTTCTGAAAACGTGAGAAGATTTTTACAAAACAATGAGTTGGATAGTGACAGCGGCATTGATAGTAATTCAGATAACGACGATAACGATTCATTATAAATGTTTACAGGTATATAATATTTATAAAAAATATAAAATGAAAATGAAAATGAAAATGAAAAATGTTTATTTTTTCAAACTTTTTTAACTTTGTTTAAAAAAAATAATATAAAGTTATACATGATTTATTATTAAATGCAACTAGAAATACATCAAACCATTTATGACAAATTAAAATACTTTCACTCCAATCATACTATACCGAATATAATTTTTCATGGTCCATCTGGATGTGGAAAAAAAACAATCGTGAATAATTTTTTAAATTTAATATACGATCAAAATAAAGAAAAAATAAAAGACTTTGTAATGAATGTAAATTGTGCTCACGGGAAAGGTATCAAATTCATACGAGAAGAACTGAAATTTTTTGCAAAAACGCATATCAATTCAAACGGTGGAGATATATTTAAAAGTATTGTTCTCCTGAATGCGGATAAATTAACTATGGATGCTCAATCTGCACTTCGCCGATGCATTGAATTGTTTAGTCATACCACCCGATTTTTTATTATTGTCGAAGATAAGTATAAACTATTAAAACCAATTTTATCGAGATTTTGCGAAATATATGTCCCCGAACCAGTCTATCAATCCAATGTCATCAATTTATATAAATATAATCTTAATGAAGTATTTAAAACAACCGATATTCAAAAACAACGTACCGAATGGTTGAAAAAGGAATTGAACAAAAACATGAAACCTGATATGAAACAAAACGATCTGCTACTTTTTATAACAAAATTATATGAAAAGGCGTACAGCGCTTTAGATATTATCAAGTTATTAGAAAAATCCGCTATACTGCCCGAAATCACCGCCGAAAAAAAATACGAATTATTAATTAGTTTCAATAAGATACGTAGAGAATTTAGGAACGAAAAAATATTATTATTGTTTATACTGAATTTTATGTATTTGAGTTCAAATGTATGTTTAGAAAATATTTCGTTTATGTAAATGGATGATTTTAATATTTCGAGTTTGCACGAATCTAAGAATGAATGGGGATCCAGACTAATAACTATATTGACCCCACTGATTATCGAAGGATTCAAGTCAATATTTGAAGAAGCATTTAAATTGTGCAAGGAAAATGGCGAGTACGATAAATATCTCATGACATTTCAAAATTTGATTGCACGAATTCCCAAGTGGAATCAAACCATTATTGAACAAGAAAAAAATAGAATTGTGAATAAAAGTGGGTGCACTTATTTAGAAGAACTTATTACGTGTGTTCATATTATTCAACTTAAAATATTAACTTCAATGCGAGTTGGGCAAAAACAAAAAAAGATTGATATAAATATTCCGAAAATCGATGATTTTATACATAAATCATATATTAATGCCGCCAGAAAAATCTACAAAAATGTATATTTATTTGAACTTGAAATTCCTGCACTTCAATTACAAAAACAGCAGCGTGAATTGGAGATTATTGTTCAAGAATGTATTCTAAACACGGTTCGTGAAAGTATTCCGGTGGAAAGTATTTTGCGAGCATATATGGATGAAACAATTGAAGAAGAAGTTATTGAAGAAATCAAGGAACAAAAAATCGTTGATCAAACAAAAACAACTACCCCACAACAAACTTCTCAACATATTTCTGAAATCACGCCACCTACAGTAGAAACCAATGGTAGTGGAAATAATACGTCGGTGTCAGATGTTACTTCTAGTTCTATGTCTTCTATCTCTTCTATGTCCCCACCGCCTGTACCTATCTCCACACCAACTGAATCAATCAAACCCGAGCAAATGTTGAAATTCAGCGACGTAGATAATTTAATTGACACGAATAATCGTGAAGAAACAAAGAATGCTCCCAAGGATATAGAACGTCTAGAAGAAATCAGTAATATGAGATACGAACAACGTAAATTAGAAATGGAAAATGATGACGACGAAGATAAAATTAAAATTTCCGATCAAGATATTAACTTGACAGACTTTGATATTCAGAATTTTGACGAACCTTCTGGAGGTTCTATCCCGGATTTAATATTTAATGACATTGAAGAACTTTGAATATAACATTTAGATAAAATGCGTTTACAATTAAATAAGAAATTAGAAATATATTTTAATGGTTAATATATTTCTAACTGCTGGATTTGTGTCCATCATATTTTTTATAATTAAATTTATAGAAATGCGATTTATTGATAAAGAAAGTAAACCATTAAAACTGCTCATTCGTGATTCATTGGTTGTCTATGTTAGTGTAGTCGCAGGAGATTTTGTGGTTGGTCAATTATCACCTTTTATGAATGATGAAAATCTTATATTATCATCATCACCTACGGCGTTTGTTGATAATCCGCCATTTTAATCCTTACAAAATATTATTTACGTATCCATTCTAATATTTTGTCTTTATTACTATAACATTGATACCCAAAATATGTGGGTGGTGATAAAATTATCAGTGGGATATGTAGATATTTTTCATTTTGAATAGTATAACACATACATGCACCAAATAATATATCATAAACAGGGGTAGATCTAACGATTTTGTAAAATAATGACATATATTAATAATACATATACATATTTGTTTAATTTATTATTTCTTACATGCTATTGATTTCATCAATGTTCATCACATTATCCATAGATTTGATATTTTTTTTACTAATTTCAAAATTCGAAAATTCTTTTCTTTCCAACTGGGCATTCGGTGTATGATTATGAACATGTCTCGCAATCATTTTATATAATTTAAAGTCTGGGTATCGTTCTGCGCCATTATTCTTATATAATACATTAATACCATTGTCATCTTTGCACCAATCCACAACTATTTTAATATACGGATGATCTCTACATAAATTGTTGATATCATCTATATCGTCTATCAAATAATCAAAAATAGAACAAGCCAATCTACACAGATCAAAACTATAATTCGGGTCTAATCTTGGTTTATTCTTGTTCATATAAGGTTCCATATTATATTGGGTTGCAGCATCTCCACCGGGTTTAAAACTGTCGCTGCAAAATAATACGTTATTGAATTTATAAATACTTCTACCAAAATCGATAATCTTGAAAATACGACCGTATGTAGGAACTTTGTAATACTTCTTTTTATAACAATAATACAAATATTTTTTATCTGTTTCGTTGTACATTATATTATTTGTATGTAAATCATTATGAGTAAATGAATACGCTTTTTGATATGTAATCAAAATCATGACGATTTGCATAAATGCAGATATCCATTCGTTATTTTCCAATTCATTCGATAATATTAATTTGTCAAATGTGCTCTCGCAATGCTCCATTGCGATTAATTGGATTGGAAATTTTGGAATAGTTGCATATAAAGTTTCTTCCTCTTCCTCCTCTTCCTCATCGTCTTCTTCTTCTTCTTCTTCCTTATCTTCTTCACCAACATTGTCTTCTTCGTCTTCCCACTCACAATCATCATTTTTATCTTCTTCGATATCATTGTTTTTCTCACCATCTTTATCATTTTCATCATCTGGATCATCTTCATCTTCTTCATTCGAAGTATTCGATATTCTAGAAGAACACGAAGATGATGATTTGATAGAAGTTGTATTATTATTTGAATGTGTGGCGCTGCAATTTTGTGTAATCTCATCAATGTTGATCTCAGTTAATTCAGATAAATTAATTATATTTGTCTTTTCTGTTGGCGTTGAAACAAATAAATCTTCAAACACGTCGATATTCAATGATTCAATGGATTCATCAAAATTAAGAATATTTTCTTGAATTTGGATTGGTCTCAATTTAACTACTTCATCATAGTCTGCATCTAACATTAAATGTGTGTAATCCTGGACTTGAAATAATTCATTCTTGTGTTTATTAAAAAAATCAGATTTAACCAAATAATCTATATCGTCAATCACATTAACCATAAAATTGTTTTTAATACCTAAAAATGATCCATAATAATCAACTCCATGAATGAATTTAGAGTGCAATAACTTACTACTTAGAAAAGAGAAAAACCCATCTACATATGAAGAATTATTGACATCTAATATTTTGTCTTCCACATTATAATTCATGTCTGGGTTTAATAACGGAAGTTGTAGCAGATCATGTATGTTTTTATTATATTTACCCATCATGTATTTATACGGGTCTAACAAAGGAGCCATTTTAAAAAACACATTGCTTTTTGTAAATAACGAATCATCTTCTACATTTTTTAATACACAATTGAAACAATTGTTTTCATCTAAACATTCTTTAACACTGAAAAGATATTGAGGATGATTTAAATTAATATTGTTGTAATTACTGTCATTTAATGTAAAAAAATTTTTATATATTGGAGTATAATTTTGCAAATTATACATGGATAAAATCTCATGAGACTCTAATTCTTTAAATAATTCCTTATTCTTTCTTTTTTGGTAATTAATCTCCAATGTTGTCATTTAGCTACTTAATATATAAATTAAATCTGTTTTAAACTTATTTATTTGAATTTGTATATATTCTTATTTTCTTATTATTATTATATAAATGGAAACGATAAATAGTTTTAGCAATCCAACTAAATTTAAAGAGCAATTAAAAAAGTTTATTGTGGATAATGGCATCATCGGTACTGCAGCAGGTGTTAGCATTGCGCTTGTCACTAAAGATATAATTCAGTCTTTCGTTGGAGATATTATTTTACCTAGTTTCTATTTCGTTTTGGCTAGTTTAAAGATCGACAAAGTAACAGAAATGTTACCTGGAAAGCGTATTCTCGATTTTACTAATTTTATGAAACAATTTATTAGTTGGGTGCTAGTTATTATTATTACATATTTGTTTATTACTATTACGTTTCAATCTTTATTAGGAATTGGTAGTCCAGAACCCGTAAAAGAACCTGTCAAAAAAGAGGGGTTCTTTGGTGGTGCTCTGCTATTTTAAACCTTTGAATTATTTTTTCGGGTTCTTCTTCCATATTTACAATATTGTTTTTGAGAAAATCCTTTAGGGCGACTTTTACCATATTATTCTAATAAGAGAAAAAATTGATTTGTTTATTAAAAAGAAATCAATTACAAAATGTTTAAACATGCAAATGTAAAAAGAAAAACTTGTATTCATCCAGATTGTAAAACACAACCATCATTTAACAAAGAAGGCGAATCAACCGCACTCTATTGTTCATCACATAAATGGGATGGAATGGTTAATGTAATAAGCAAAACATGTATTCATCCAGATTGTAAAATTAGACCACCCAAGATGCAAAACACATTTATGTTTTATAAACGTTTCAGAAAAATACGACGGATATTGTTTAAGATGTTATATAAATTTGTTCCCTGAAAAAAAAGTATCACGCAATTACAAAACAAAAGAATTCGCCGTAGTTGAATTTATAAAAAATGAAATTACAGAGTATAATTGGATTTCGGATAAACAAGTAAAAGGCGGTTGTTCTAAAAGAAGACCAGATTTGTTATTAGATTTAGGATATCAAGTGATAATTATTGAAGTCGACGAAAACCAACATATCGACTATGATTGCTCTTGCGAAAATAAACGACTTATGGAATTATCCCAAGATTTAGGACATCGACCAATTATATTTATTCGATTTAATCCAGACGATTATATAAATAAGGATTCCGAAAAAATAGTTTCCTGTTGGGGATATAATAAATCAGGAATATCAATTATCAAAAAAACTCAGAAAAAAGAATGGCGAGAAAGATTAGAGTCATTGAAACAACAAATTAATTATTGGTGTAATCTGGAAAATGTAACCAATAAAACAATCGAAATTATCCAACTTTACTATAACCAAGAAGTATAAATAAATATATAATGAATCATGTTATTTACATAATAATAAAATATATATATCTATGCGTTTTTTTTATATATAATTTTAATTGTATATATCTATGAATCTAGAATTAAAAAAATTTGATATGAAAACTATTAGTTTTAAACCTAATGAAAGCAAGGGTCCAGTTGTAGTGCTAGTAGGCCGTCGCGATACTGGCAAGTCGTTCCTTGTCAGAGATCTTTTATATTATCACCAAGATATTCCAATTGGAACTGTTATTGCGGGAACAGAAGAGGGAAACGGTTTTTACGGCAAATTGGTGCCGAAATTATTTATTCACAATGAATACAATACGGCGATCATTGAGAACATTTTAAAAAGGCAGAAGCAGGTATTAAAACAGATTAAAAAAGAAATGGAAGCGTATAAAAGAAGCAATATTGACCCGAGAGCGTTTGTTATTTTAGACGATTGTTTGTATGATGCAACATGGGCGAGAGATAAAATGATGAAATTATTGTTTATGAATGGTCGTCACTGGAAGATTATGCTTATTATTACAATGCAATACCCTCTTGGTATTCCTCCGACTCTCCGCACCAATATCGATTATGTTTTTCTTCTTCGTGAACCATATATCGCAAATAGAAAACGTATTTATGAAAATTATGCGGGTATGTTTCCGACATTTGAGTCTTTTTGTCAAGTAATGGATCAATGCACTGAGAATTATGAATGTTTGGTTATAAACAATAACGCCAAATCGAACAAATTACAAGACCAGGTCTTTTGGTACAAGGCGGAAAACCATAATGATTTTAAATTAGGGTCAAAAGAGTTTTGGGAACTATCGAAAGGAATTAATTCTGACGACGAAGATGAGCAATATGATCCAAATAATGTTAAAAAGAAGGGTCAAGGACCCAAAATCAGCGTGAAAAAGAGCAAGTGGTAAGTCAGTATTAGTCCCAATTTATAATTAATTTTCTACTGTTTATTTTTTCTTCTTGATTATTGATATCACACCAACGATATGAAGATTCAGAAATTATTATATTACTATCAATTAAAGTATCTTGCAATCTTTGAATAATTATGACATCTGATTTTTTATTGAGAATTCCATTTTCATGATTAAATTTTTCAAAACATATAATTTCTGTGTAACTAGTTTGATTGTTATTTGCAGATTGAATGACTGATTTTATAATTTCTTTTATTTTTTCTTCAAATTCTTCGTTTATCATTTTTTGATGAAATCCTCTCAATTGAGTTTTTGTATATATTTGATTACTCATTGCAAAACAAAATAACGCAAATATAATAACTGATTTTACTAAGATTGTCATAAAATGTAATATTATATTTAATATTACATTTTTATATCTATTGTTAAAAATTAAAAATAGTTTATATTTTTAATTTTTATACATAAAATTAAACATATAAAAATAATTTTATATGTTTTTATATACAATGGAAAAGCGAACAATTATAATAGAAAATAATGAATATGATATCACTAATTTTAATCATCCTGGGGGAAGTGTAATTAATTATATGACGCAGGGACAGGACGCAACTCAGACATTCAATGAGTTTCACTATCGTTCCAAAAAAGCAAAAACTATTTTACATGCATTGCCCAAAGTATCAATAAAATCAGATGAAAACAAGGAAGATAAAGAAATGTTGGAAGATTTCGCCAAGTTTAGAAATTCGTTGATTGAACGAGGATTTTTCAAACCAAATTATTCACATGTATTTTATAGAGTGTTTGAATTATTGGCGCTGTATTTGTTATCCGCTTATGTAATACGATATAATATTATTGCATCAATATTACTTTTCGGATTGGTTGGAGGAAGAGGAGGATGGATACAGCATGAAGGTGGACATACATCCCTTACAGGTAATATAAAAATAGACAAACAAATTCAAAATTTATTTTTTGGGTTCATTCTTTTCGGAGACGGTTCTATGTGGAATAATATGCATAATAAACATCACGCCACCCCACAAAAAATCGGTCACGATATTGATTTAGATACTGCACCTCTCGTAGCCTTTCACGATCGTGCGATGGAAAATACCAAACAAACCATTTTTACAAAATTATGGTTAAAATATCAAGCGTACACTTTTTTACCGGTTACGTCTGGATTGTTAGTGATTACATTTTGGAATTTATATTTACACCCAAGAAAAGTGATCCGTGATAAAAATATTGTACAGGCGTTGTTGATATTATCCGGACATATAACAAGAATATTTTTGTTTATGAGATTCGCATCCACAGATTTTTATTGGGCCGCTCTTTATCATTATATCGCTATATGGTTGACTGGAATATATTTATTCGGACAATTCTCATTGTCTCATACATTTACACCAACGATTGATGAAAATGAAAACCCGAACTGGGTGCGTTATGCTATTGAACATACGGTTGATATTAGTCCAAATAATAAATTAGTTGGTTGGATCATGGGTTATTTGAATAATCAAGTGATTCATCATTTATTCCCGTCAATGCCACAATATAGAGGTCCTGAAGTAAGCGAAGAGTTGATGGTGTTTTGCAAAAAATGGGACATAAAATATACTATAATGAGTTATTACGAGGCGTGGTATCATATGTTGAATAATCTTGACAAGGTTGGGAATGGATAAACTCATAATATATTTTTAAAAAATAAAATGTATTCTTTTAAACAATAACTTGATTTGTTACATACCAGATACCACTATTATATATTATTGTTATTCCCCATATACCAAAAAATAATCCACCGCCATCTGTAGAAGTAACATACATTGTTATTGAACTTGCTAATTCTGGTATCGTTATATTAGATTCCGATGTACTTGGACGAGGTAAATTTTGAATATTATTTGTTCCTGATGCGTTTATTACAACATTATAATTTGTATATCTTGTTATTTCAAAACAACTCCCATTTGGTGGATTATTTGGTAATGTTAATGTTGTACCGCCAACAGTTGTTATTAATATAGTTTGAGGACTTGATGTAGTTAATGTAACACTTGAGGCGTATACGGCAACTCCTTTTTGTATTCCATTCGCAACGTACAAATTATTGCATGTTATAGTCTCACTATAAATAGAAGATCCGGTTATTACATTTACATTCAAACCAGATAAACTAATATTCGAATTCAATTTATCCGAAGTAATTGAATTGTTAGCAATATCGATCGTTTCAATCTTACTGCAGTATAAAAATCCGCCATCATCTGATTTAAGTATTCCATTAGATATGTCGACCGCTAAACCTTGAGGTGAAAAGACAAATTCCATGTAATTACGTTCCTGACTCATATATAATGTAATAATATATTTTTAAAAAAAATCAAATGTATTATTAGTTAGAAATCCTTGTATTATAAATTACTTGTTACTTAGGACGACATTCTCGCTCTCGAATAATTCCTGACGAATATCCGCCACAGAAATACTGTCGTTTTGCGTCAAATTCGATTCCTGAGTATTCATATTCTTAATTCCGACAAGATTTCCCTCCTCGTCGATTCCCTGGGACAAAGTACTTCCCGATTTTTCGGAATTCTTAATATTATCCTCAATCGCTTTTTGCTTGGTCTCCTTGACACGCTGCTCAAACGCCGACTTTGCAAAGGTCTCATTCTTGATTTTTTCCGACATCAACTGATTCAATTCCTCCTCCATATACTCGGTCTTGCCCGTCTTGTACGCCTCAGGATCCCAGCACAACCACTGTCCAACAGGACCCACGAAAATATCAAAATTCGGATCGATCTCTCGGAGCATCTTGCATCTCAATTCCGCCTCTTGTTGGGTCGGGTATGATCCTCGGCACTTGAATCCACGCACGGAAGTCTGAAAATTGTGCTGAATGTTGAACTCATTCTCCAATTTTTCTTCATTTTGATCAACAAACGTTTTATATTCATTGTCAAGATTGGTTTTGGTTAATTCGAGTTGCTCGTCTTTCACGAATTCCTCGAAATCTTTCATGAGATCTTCCAATGAAACCTTGTATTTAAAAGACACGAAATTCAAAAATTGGGTGAATTTCTCCATTGATTTATTGAACTCCCACCTCTTTAGGAACTTTTCGAAAAAATACATTTCCTTCTGCTTTAGGATTTTCTCCGGGGTGATAAAGGAAAAACATCCAAAATTTTGACCGGCGATTGACTTATCCACATCCAATAAATCAACATATTTAGGATTTGGTTTTCCGTTCTTTGTCTTTTTAGGAAAATCGTTTTTTGGTTGCAGAAATTTCGAATGACTCATTTTAAATATATTAAGACGTATTTTTTAAGTATTAATCGCAAAATAATTTTTTATTTTTTTTCTTATTCTTTTATATAAATATGAATAGTATTATTGATTTTCCTGAATTAATCAAAAGATTAGTCAAGTACGTTTTTGAAGGTTTAATTGTCGCCATCGCCGCATTCGCAATTCCTAAACAATCCTTAAACTTTGAGGAAATCGGATTATTGGCCTTGACTGCTGCCGCCACCTTTAGCATTTTGGATACTTACATTCCTAGCATGGGTGTGAGTGCTAGAACTGGTGCCGGATTCGGGTTAGGCGCTAACTTAGTTGGATTCCCTGGCGGTCTCTAAACCATATGTGTTGTCTGATGATAAATTCATATAATATTTGATTCGTTTAAATATTATATCATTGAAATATTATATCGTTGAAATATTATATTATGTTATATATATTAAATGGGAGAGGAAAAAATATTATTTAAATACTATGATGTACCAGATGTTAAACCAGATAATTTAACTACTGATGAATATGCAGAATTACAATATTGCGCCCAATACGAAATCAATAAAATGAATAAAAATTGTTGGAATAGACCTGTAGGATTATCTCAAAATTATAAGAATAATGATAGTGGTGCGTGTCAGACAATTGGGTTGAATACTAATCTAGATATATTTAATGATAATGGTAATTTACATGAAAAAATATTAAATTTAGATTTCATGAAAAAAAATAATACATTTGATGATAGTCTAATTGACGTGGATAAAATAAATTCTGGACCTACCAAATTTGCAAAATATATCAAATATATTTTATATAACGAAGAAAATAATAAAATAAAAGAATCTGATACTGCGCCTCTTACTCCTGTTGTTGCGTTTGATGTTGCTCAAGATGATGTTGCACGTGATGATGAGATTTCAGATGATGATATTGAAAATAGTTATAATAATATTATAAGACCAGCAGCAACAACCGGAGGAAAACCCAAATCACGTCGTTCTAATAAGAAGAAATCCAATAAGAAGAAGACCAATAAAAAGAGAACTACTACCAAAAGAAAATCTAACAAAAAGAAAAGAAAAACGCACCGTCGTCGTTAATAAAAATATATTTATAATTATAAAAATAATATGATAAAATTTAGAGATTTATATAATTGCATAATTATATGGCGACATTTCCAAGTCCCTCTCTGTGTTATAAATTTGACCCAACAGATTCAAATCTAAATAATCAATTAGCGGAAGTTTCTTCTGGATACCCAATATTTAATACAAACATGAATACATCATATATTTCTAAAACAAATTATAAAACTAATGTCGGGGCATTAGAATTTCCGAAAAATGCTCTTACACCGGCGACTACTGTCTCTCCTCTTACATCGGGATTAACTAATCCAATTGGTATAGCAGTATCTGGAGACCAACTAAAAATTTTAGTCGCAACTTATATTGACGGTAGAATTTATTATTCATCTAGAAGTTCAACCGCGAATGCATTTCCAGCTTATCTTCAAGTACCCAATTCTAATGCAAATATTTCTTATTCAAGAGTTGGATTGACTTTAGATGGAACTAGAGGGGTTGCCTGCATGGGATTCGGTACAACTAACTATGTTTATACGTTTGATTGGACTGCTTCAGCGGCAGCAACACCACCAGCTAATGCACCAAATCTTAATTGGAGAGCAACTTTAGACCCAACACAACGAGATTATACTGGATTAGCAATTACTCCCGACGGTTCAAGAATGGTGGCGTGTACTTCTACAACGGTATTTTTTACAACTTGGAACGGAACGAATTATAATACATTTACACCAACATTACAAACTTCTGGACGGTTTGTCGGTATTGGAATTTCTACTAACGGTGACCGTATTGTTTATGGAAATGCAAGTAATCGGTCTTGGTACATTTCTTTTTGGAACGGAACAAACTATGATAATGGTGTAATATTTCAAACAACACCTTATTCAATAGGTAGTGAGTTTCCACGAACTGCATATTTTACGGAAGATTCCAGCGTTTTATTTTTATCGTATCATAATAATCCTATTGTTTCGCTAAGTTATGGGTTATATAATCCAGGTCTAAATATATATAATTCATTTGTAAATATTAGCACATCAACAATACCTGCGAATACAAATTTGCATGGGTTATGTTATATTCTAGGAAATTTATATATGGCGTATTTAACTGAGAGTAATAATTTAAATGTATTATCATTTACACAGGCTAATATAACAACAAACTATTGTAATTTCAATACTTCAAATTTCACTACTCGAAACACAGATATTACAATTAGTGGGACTCCAACGGTAACTTATCCAATCGCTATATCCGTATCAGACAATCAATTAAAAATGGTATTGTGTTGTTTTGGAGGTTATGTATATTATGCAACCAGAACAAGTATATCGTCCACTTGGTCAGCATTTACACAAGTGTCTGGGTCGCCCGCTCTTCAATATTATAGAATAGCAATTTCTCCAAATGGTACAAGTGTTGTAGTCGTGGCTTATAGTAGTAGTGGAGCTAGTACAGCACTTGCATATCAGTTTTATTGGACTGGCGCAACACCTGCTGAGTGGACTCAAACATTAGATACTACACCTAGACCATATTGTGGATTGTCAATGACTTCGGATGGACTCAGAATAGTAGCATGTAGTCAAACTGGAACTAATGGCGGTGGAATATATTTTGCGACTTTTAATACGAGTGGTTTTTATTCCGCATTTACACAAATATCAGGGAATCCTGTAAACGCTTATATTGGAATAGCAGTATCTAAAAATGGAGATAGAATAGTTTATGGTAATCTGACGGATTTTAAATGGTATATCGCTTATTGGAATGGATCAACCTATTCTGCAGGTACTTTATTACGTGCATCACCTGGTGGTCATCCACGACAAGCGCAATTTAATGGAGACTCAAGTATATTATTTTTATCATATCAAGCGAATTCTTCTTTCTCGGTAGAATATGGTTATATAAATGGTTCTAAAACATATGATTTGTTTACTCCAGTTCCAACAAGTATAGTACCGGCGAATTTGGATATACATGGATTATATTATGTAGATAATAATAAATCCGGGGTTTTATATGCAATGGGTTACGACACTACTGATCCATATCAAGGTCCAATATATTCCGCACCATTTACAGATATGTATAATAATTTTGGTGCAGTAAATAAAATTGTAGTTAGTGGTACAACTGGTATAAATATCGGCGTATCTGTATCACAAAATGAATTAAAAATGGTATCCATCGGATTAGGTGGCGGAATATATTATTCTTCTAGAACTGACAAATCTAAAGATTTTATTACTTTTACCCAAGTGCCTGGTTCACCATTAACCACAAATTATAGAGTATTAGAATTGTCTTCTGATGGAACACGATGTGTAACTGGGGTTAATACTGGACTTATATACACATTTGACTGGACCGGTAGTACTCCAACCAATTGGACCGCAACATTAGATACAACGCCCAGACCATATACTGGAGTATCGATTACAGGAGATAAATTAAAAATGGTAGCATGTGAACGTATAGCTATGTATTATGCTACTTGGAATGGAACGAATTATACTACATTTGCACAAATAATTACTGGTACTGAAATAAGAGGTGTTGGAATAAGTTTTGATGGATCAAAAATTGCGTATGCGAATGCTACGAATTGGTATTTATCTTTTTGGAATGGAACAACTTTTCCGACGGGGACAATTTTTTATTCTGGTACCACTAATGGATTAGTTGCACATTTTAGTGAAGATGAATCCATGTTGTTTTTAACTTCGGACGCAATTCGATCCGTTGAATATGGATATTATAATAGTACTCTAAATACATATGATTCATTTGTACCTATCACACCAAGTTTAATACCACCAGGGTATAATAATACTAATAATCTTTTTAGTATATGTTACAAAAATAACAATTTATATATAGCGTCTACGCCAAATATATACGTGGCGACGTTATTTCCAGAATATCCACGACCATTTATCACTGGTAAAAATGGATATACTTTTGCGACATGGTTTAAATCTAATTATAATTCAAATTATGCACGTATTTTCGATTTTGGTAATACTATAAACGGAATTTTGGATAATATTATGGCATACATATTTAACAATACTTTAGTAGTATTCATTAGTGGACTTAATCCTGGTGATTTTTCAAACCAACAAAATTTATTATCAACAAACATAAATAATAATATTTGGTATCATTTTGCATTTACATTAACATATTCAACTACCTCATTGTCAAATTTAATTGTATATTTAAATGGATCACAAGTTGCAAGTGCAAATAATTATCATTATCCAAGAAATATATTAAGAAAACAAAATTCTATCGGGAAATCAAATATCGCTGCGGATCCACCATATTATGGCGCAATCGACGATTTTCGCATGTATAATACGGTATTAACACCCGCCCAAATATTACAAATTTACAATATGGATCCTACAATAAATAGTTTTTTAAATATTAATAATTCAACAATCTACGTAATATTACCGACATCGGTTGATATTTCTAATAATATAAATGCTTGGAACGCAAAAACAAATATGGGTACAACAAAAACATATTATTATTGGAATGATCCATATGCCGCTTCGAATGCATACGCAAATTTTTCGAACCCAATTAAATTTTCATATACATATGATAATACTGCTACGAATTTTACTTCTGTCAAGGTATATATCGCAATTGATGATATATGTAGGTTTCAATTAAATAATATTACAATTAGTGATTTAACATATAATGGATCTACCGCTGCAATATCGGCGATAACCGCATCAAATATGATCAGTGGTACCAATACTTTTGATTTTTATTGTATTAATGGAGGTGGTCCAGCAATGTTTGCAGCATTCGTTACCGATATGGCAGATAATTATTTATTTTCTACGACTAATACCAAAATAGGATGGTCTTCGCAAAATACCGGATATTTTACGAATAATGTACCATTATATTCATTAATAAGAAATTCAAATATTCAAACCAATCGACCGATTACTCAGAATAATAGTTATACCGCAATAACACAACCGATTACAAATCACGGCGGATTATTAATGATATCGCCGTATTCATCCGGATATTCTACAACGACGGGTAATTTATTTAATACATTTTATACGACAAATGCATATTATACTGTAGGTTCGGGATTAACTCAAACTGCAACAAATTCAACGCCACAATATCCAAGTAGTGCAAATTGTCAATTGGTATATATTACTGCCGGCACAGGTCAATTTACGGTGAATTCAATCAACATTATTGCATTTGTATTAGTTGGCGGAGGTGGGGGAGGGAATGTTATAAATGGTTCACTTAATCCAGGTGCTGGAGGTAATGTAAATGTATATACTAACCCACCTTCGGGAATTTATACATTTACTGTTGGTGCGGGTGGCGCAGTAGGTGTAGCGGGTTCGTCAACTACGATAACGGGCCCTGCGTCATATACTGCAATTGGTGGCGCAACGACAATAAGTACTACTCCTGGTGTGGGTATAGATCTGAGTTTTAATAATTTAGTTTATGGCGGAGATGGCGGAGATCGAAGTGCAGGATATCTTGGTGGTGGAGGAGGAGGAGGTGGCAACGGCGCAGCATCTAACAATACGGGTAGTACTAATGGATATAGAGGCGGAGGTATATCTGCAACATTGCTCGGTGGTGCAGGCGGTACAACCACTGGTGATGACGGTAACCCAGGTGAAAATAGTTTTTATGGTGGTGGTGGTGGTGGTGGTGGTAAATATTCTTTCCCACTCGGATTTTCCGGTGGCGCAGGCGGTAGTGGTATTTTAAATACTGGATCTGGTGATGGTATTGCGGGAGCACCTGGAACCTCCGATCGTGGTGGTGGTGGTGCAGGCGGAAATGGTGGGAAAAATACTGGAGGTGGTGGCGGTGCAGCAGATTCATTTGGTGCTTCCGGTGGAGCAGGCGGATCTGGTATCATTATTGTTGTTTTACCATTACCATTGTAAATAAATACGTTGATTAATAATATAATATATTGATATTTATTATTATTCTATTATATAACTTATTATACCTTATACTGTCGGTATCCTTATATATACACTTATACAGTCGCAATAAATTCCCAATCCAACTCGCCGCACATTTTTTTCCATATTTCGTCCTGTTCTATGATTTTCTCTCGGTCTTTCAACATTGGTATTTCGTTCAAATATTGCTTCTCATTCAACAGTTCGCACAATTTGTACAACGCATAATAATAATTCAAGAAATTCACCCGATAATCCGGACAATTTTTAGAGTAAGGCGATTGTAATTCCATAAACAAATTGCACAACGTTTCCTCCAGTTCTTGCGACATAATCGGCGGTTTAATCCCCAATTTGTTTTTGATATACGCAATATGTTCATAGTATTTATTGTACCCCAATTTTTTGAATATTTCTTTCGCCTTGTAATACGTCAATTGACTAACATCAATCCGTTCCTTTTTAATCTGCTGCTTGATATTTTCAATGACTTCGTCGGTTATCTGCGTCGTTTCTTTCCCCTGAAACTGCGCCAATATTTCCTTGAAATGGTTGATCTTCTTATAAGCATAAAAGCACACTTCTTTCGGCGGTTCTTTGTAAGACGGTTTTTCGTTCTCGATCAAATACTGCACGTTTTTAAAACATAAATTACAAATTAACACCCCTTCATCATCCAACGGAATTAATTCGCCTTTATGACAATAAGTGCACACGTCTGATGGTCTAATAAATGAATTCATATCCAAAAAACTATCATCGACATTGCTCAGATATTTTTGAACAATACTTTGATTCTTGGTTTCATCGGCGTTTTCATTCGTGTTTTTGATTTTAAAAAATGTATTTAGGATTTTGTTTTTGGTCATCGGTTCCGCAATTTCGCCGTTTGAAATGTTCTTTTTGTTCTCGAAATATTCAAAAATATATTTGGAATTGTCTAAGAAATAATCCTTTTTTTTGGATTTTAATATTTTGATCGATTCCGTTAATTCTTGAATCTCATCTTTGATATCCATAATTTGCTCAATGGTCATGCTCGATGACTCGTCTTTATTTTCCAACAACGACAATAATTCCGTTTTTTTAGTTTTTAGTTTGGGTATTGTATTGTATTTATCTTTAGAAAAGTCGTTAATGAATTCAGTATGAGTCCCGTCCAGCGTAGTTGCATTTTTTTTACTGATTTTTATTTTTTTTATATTTTTTGGTTTGAATGAGGGCATTATTATTATTATTATAAGTATTAAAAGTTATTTAATACTTATTTATTTAAATTATATAATATTTATATTATATTTATAAAATAAAAACAAGTTTAATTTTTAATTATTGTTTCATGTGTATATGTAATGGAATTATCAATTAATATAAAGGACGAAAATGGTAAAGATATTGGTGTCCAAATAGATAACATAAAATTTCAAAAAATGATGTTTCTTTACAATGCACTCAATGATGGATGGACCGTCAAGAAAAAAAACGGATCTTATATATTCAAAAAGAACCACGAGGGGAAAAAGGAAGTGTTTTTAGACACATATTTAACTACTTTTATGAAAGATAATTTAGATATTCGAAAACTTTTGATTCATTGATTTAATTCAATAATGATAAAATTATAAAATTTTTATAATTTTATAATTTATATAAATGTCGAGATTTAGTTATACTATTGTCAACGACGTAATTACCGCCGTTACTACCGGGGGGACTGGGTCTACTGTCGCAACCATTCCAGATTCTGTTACTGGTATTGCAAACAGTGTATTTCAAGGCAATTCCGTGATAACAGAATTTGTTTGCACAATTGATTCATCATTAAATTCTTTGGGAAACAGTGTATTTCAATTATGTAGAAATTTAACAAGTGTAACTTTAGGAACTACCTATTTAAAATCTATTAGTACAAATTGTTTTTATTTTTGTGACAAATTACAAAGTATAACAATCCCAGAAGGGATTACCTCAATTGGTAGTAGTGCTTTTTTAAATTGTACGAAGTTAACCAGCGTAACGTTTAACACTACTGCATTAACAACTATTGATGCAAATGCTTTTAATGGGTGTGCAATTTTAGCATCGATTACTGCAGTATCATCTGTTACATTCCCAAATTCATTATTGTCTATCGGCGATACAGCATTTCGTGATTGTCCATTTCTAACCTCAGTTACCATTCCGGATTCTGTTACTTCTATAAGCAATGCTTTTCGTTTTAATAGTGGAATCAAAGATATTACATTAAAAACAGATTTTATTACTCTATCGCAAGTAAATACTATTACAAGTGCTACAATTCGGGATACATCCACTGCAATTAGTATGAATTGTTTTTATATTTGTGCCAATTTACAAAGTATAACAATCCCAGAAGGGATTACCTCAATTGGTAATAGTGCTTTTTTAAATTGTGCGAAGTTAACCAGCGTAACGTTTAATAATACTACATTAAGAACGATTGATGTAAACGCTTTTAATGGGTGTCAAATTTTAGAATCGATTACTTCAGTATCATCTGTTACATTCCCAAATTCGTTGTTATCTATCGGCGGTCAAGCATTCTTTTATTGCTATGCTTTAACATCAATTACAATTCCGGATTCGGTTACATCTCTAGAAGGTATTTATCATGTCAAAGATGTTACATTAAAAACAGATTTTATAACTTTAGGAAGTGCTCCTCTTGTTACAAGTGTTACAATTCGTGATACATCCACTAAAATTAATGCAAGTTGTTTTTATGGTTGTACTGAATTAAAAAGTATAACAATCCCAGAAGGTACTACATCAGTGGGTACAAGTGCTTTTTATAATTGTAATAAGATGACAAGTGTAACATTTAATAATACTACATTAACATCTTTAGCGAATGATGCTTTTATTTACTGTTCATCATTAGCATCTATTACTGCAGTATCATCTGTGACATTTCCGAATTCATTATTGACTATAGGTGATGGAGCATTTCGTGATTGTTCCGCGTTAACATCCGTTACAATTCCGGATTCTGTTACTTCTATCGGTTCAATTGCTTTTAGTGGTACTGGTCTTAAAGATGTTGCATTAAAAACAGATTTTATTAATTTAATTGGACTAACTACTATTACAAGTGCTACAATTAGTGAAGCATCCACTGCAATTAGTCTAAGTTGTTTTTATGGTTGTACTGAATTAAAAAGTATAGTCATTCCATCCGGCGTTACATCAATGGGTAATAGTGCTTTTTATAATTGTAATAAGATGACAAGTGTAACATTTAATACTACTGTATTAACATCATTGCCCGATGCTGCATTTAGATTTGCAGCGATACAATCCGTTGTTATTCCAACTGGTGTTACTAGTATTGCCGATAATTGTTTTATGCAATGTACATCTTTAACAAGTGTAACAATGCCCAATACAGTAACTTCTATTGGAAATTTTGGATTTAATGGATGTTCTTTATTAACTAGTATTGTTCTTAGTAATTCTCTCACATCTGCGGGTAGTTATGCTTTTGATTCGTCTCCAATAACGCAGGTTACATCATTTAACCCAACGAATTTCACACTTGGTTCATTTAATAAATCACTTATAACAAGTATTACTCTTTCATCAAACACAACTGCTATTTCAGATAGCGCAATGAGAGACTGCCCAATAACTAGTATTACAATTCCAACATCTGTAACACGTATTAGCGATAATGCATTCTTCGGTTGTCCTTTAGAAAATGTAATAATTCCAAATGCAGTTACTTCTATTGGAAATTATGGATTTTATAATTGTACTTCATTAACTAGTATTACGCTTGGAGATTCGCTTACATCTGCAGGTAGTTATGCTTTTGAGCAGTGTCCAGTAACGCAGATTACATTTAATCCTACTAATTTCACTCTTGGTGCGTTTAATAAGTCAATCATAACAAGTGTTACTATTCGAGATACATCCACTGCAATTTCTGCAAGTTGTTTTCAAAATTGTTCCTCTCTAACTAGCATTTCAATTCCGCCATCAGTTACATCCACGATTGGTTCATCCGCTTTTAGTGGTTGCACAACTTTGCGTTCTGTCGTTTTATATGGAGGACCAACGATTGCAAGCGACGCATTCAGCGGTGTAAACTCAATTCGCGAATTATCGTATAATTCAAGTGTAATTTCATTATTAAATACGCGTATTAATTCCGCGCTATTAACTTCAATATCTCTATTGGGTGGATCAACCACAATACCACCGGGTTCATTTGAAGGATTGAGTATAAGTTCATTTTCAATTCCAGATACAGTTACAAATATCAGCGCAGGTGCGTTTGCAGATTGTACAACCATGACTTCTTTAGTATTTACTGGATCACCATTTATCGAGGAGGGTGCATTTGAAGGATGTGAAGCAATTGTTAATTTGTCTCTAAATCCCGAATTATTAAATGCTAACAGTATACCTATAACGCGTACAAATATACAAACCGTAAATGTAATACAAAATACGACAACTATTCCCAGCGGTAGTTTTATAAATTTTACTGCATTACAAACTACATCTATACCAGATAGCGTAACATTAATTGATACCTCCGCATATAACGGTTGTACCTCACTTGAATCATTAGTTGTTCAAGGTAGTCCAACAATTAACACTGGGGCATTTGATGGAAATATTATATCCTCCGTGACATTCAATTCGGATTTGATACCAACTATTGAGCAACTTCAAATAACACCAACATTATTAACAAACGTTACTATATTAAGCGGCACTACAACGATTCCAATAAATATATTCCAGGATTTACCCAATGTTACCGCAGTTTCTTTACCAACCACAATAAATAGTATTGCATCCGGTGCTTTCAAAAATTGCACCTCTTTAAATACTGTTTCTATCCCAAATTCGGTTACTAATTTAGGGTCGGGTGCATTTGAAAGTTGTACGTCTTTAACCAGTGTAAGTATTCCAAATTCGATTACTTTGATAGATAGTAATACGTTTAATGGTTGTTCATCTGTCACAAATGTAACAATTGAGAATTTTGTATCGTCTATTGGCGATTTTGCATTTGCAAACTGTACCTCATTACAAACTGTTACGATAAATAATTTACTATTATTCTCTCGTCAAGCGATAATACAACAATCTGAAGAACCATCTGATGAACCATCATTTGATCGCCTATCGACGTTTAATCATTTATCCTTTGTTGGACCTGGTCCATATACATTCATCGGCAATTATGCATTTTACAATGATGTTAGTTTAAATTCTTATTCGATTGATGAATCTGTTACATCTATTGGTGTAGGTGCATTTGGAAATTGTGTGAGTTTAACTGAAATTACAATTACCCAAGATGTCGCTACAATTGGTAGTGAGGCATTCAAAAATTGTGTCGGATTAACATCCGTTACTCTCAATTGTCCAGGAACATTTACAGATATGTCTCAGAATTCGTTCCAAAACACGGTTTCTATCAGTTCAACAAGTTCAACAATAACAAATTTATTGGCGAAAGGATACACTGAAACTGAGTTAATTTATGCCGGGTTTAATCTTGTCGGTCCGTTGCCTTGCTTTAAAGAAGACAGTAAAATATTATGTTTAGTAGACGGCGTTGAAAAAGAAATGTTGGTGCAAGATATCAGAAACGGGGTTCTCGTGAAAACCGCATTGAACGGTTACGTTCCGGTATGCATGATTGGAACATCGAAAATGAATAATCCCAAGAACGAAAATCGGTTCGCCGAGAGATTGTATTTGTGCTCCAAAGATAAATACCCCGAATTAAATGAAGATTTAGTGGTTACCGGTTGTCATGCTATTTTAGTAGACGATTTCAAAGAAGGTCAGCGCGAAAAAACAGTGGAGAAATTCGGACGTGTATTTGTCACCGATCAAAAATATAGATTAATCGCTTGTTTCGACGATCGTGCGAGACCATACTGTGTAGAAGGTGAATTTAATATATATCATATCGCTTTGGAAAATGAGAATTATTATTCCAATTTCGGTATTTATGCGAATGGGTTGTTAGTTGAATCTTGCAGTAAACGTTATTTGAAAGAATTATCCAACATGAGACTATTATAAGGGTTAAAATAGTAAATAATTAGTAAAATAATTATAAACTATAGTTGCGAGTAAATTATAAAATATTTAATTAAATTAAATTAATTAAATGTTTTTTTTCAAAATTTTTTTCTTTTAGGAATATATAAAATGGGAGGTGGTTTAATGCAGCTCGTTGCCTATGGCGCTCAAGATGTTTACCTTACTGGAAATCCTCAGATTACTTTTTGGAAAGTTACGTACCGTCGCTACACTAACTTTGCCGTCGAGTCGATTGAACAAACATTCAATGGACAAGCCGATTTTGGACGCAGAGTCCAATGCACCATTAGCAGAAATGGTGACCTTGCTTACCGCACCTACCTCCAGGTGACTCTCCCCGAAATAAACCAACAGATGGCGACTTATGCCCGTTGGTTAGATTTCCCCGGTGAGCAACTTATTGCCCAGGTTGAGGTCGAGATCGGTGGTCAGCGCATTGACCGCCAATATGGTGACTGGATGCACATCTGGAACCAGCTCACTATGTCCTCTGAGCAACAACGTGGATATTTCAACATGATTGGTAACACCACTCATTTGACCTTCATCACGGATCCCTCTTTCAGCGACATTGATGGTCCTTGCGACTCCGATGCCCCCCGTCAAGTGTGCGCTCCCCGCAATGCTCTCCCCGAGACCACTCTTTACATTCCCCTTCAATTCTGGTTCTGCACCAACCCCGGTCTTGCTCTTCCCTTAATTGCTCTCCAATACCACGAGGTCAAGATCAACCTTGATATCCGCCCTATTGATGAGTGCTTATGGGCCGTCACATCGCTCAACTCCGCTGTGTCTGGTTCCAAGGCTGCCTCGGTCGCTTACAACCAATCTTTAGTTGCTGCCTCCCTCTACGTTGACTATGTGTTCCTCGATACCGATGAGCGCAGACGCTTCGCCCAGAACCCCCACGAATATTTGATCACCCAGCTCCAGTTCACTGGTGATGAGTCGGTCGGATCTTCCAGCAACAAGATCAAGTTGAACTTCAATCACCCCGTGAAGGAACTCATCTGGGTGGTGCAATCTGACAAGAACGTGGATTACTGCTCTTCTTTGATCAACACCAACGCTTTATTCAAAGTGCTTGGTCCCCAACCCTTCAACTACTCCGATGCGATTGATGCTCTCCCCAACGCTATCCATGCGTTCGGTGGGTTGAAGTCCATCGCCGCCAACAGCAACTCTTTCATCGACACCAACGGGTTATTCCAGGATGCCGGTGCTATGGATATTGCTGCTTCTGGTACCAGCGCTTTCTGGCGCGATACCAGTGGTGCCGCCTACGATGATGTCAACATGGACGGTACTTCCGCCACCGTTGAGTCTGGTGTGTCTGATGCCGGCACCTTCGTCTTAGCCGAGACCTCCTTAGACATGCATTGCTGGGGGCAAAACCCCGTGGTGACTGCTAAGTTACAGCTCAATGGTCAAGATCGTTTCTCTGAGCGTGAAGGAACTTACTTCTCGTTAGTGCAACCTTACCAAGCGCACACCCGTGCTCCTGATGAGGGTATTAACGTGTATTCCTTCGCTCTCCGCCCCGAGGAACACCAACCCAGTGGGACGTGCAACTTCTCGCGCATTGATAACGCTACCCTCCAACTCGTTCTTTCGAACGCCACGGTTGAGGGCACCAACACCGCCAAGGTGCGTGTGTATGCTACCAACTACAATGTGCTACGCATCATGTCGGGTATGGGCGGGTTGGCGTATAGCAATTAAATAAACTGAAATATTATATTTCACTTAAAACTAACTTAAAAAGATCATATTATATAATTATATAATATGAATTACAAACTCTCATATAATTTTGACGAAACATTAAATTGTGGAATTATACATGTTAACAATCAACAAATTCTAATGGATTTTACAGATTTGTTTTCAATTATAAACTTTGATAAAAATTTTATATATTTTGAACCAGAAAATAATGACTATCCATATTATTTACGGCATAATAGTAAAATTTCATATTTAGAACATTTATTTACATATGACCCATACAATATTGACTATATTTTCAAAAATAATAACAAATATGATTTGAGACGAAATAATATTGGGGTTTATCATAAATTTCATAAAATAGTAGAAAAAAAATATGATATTATTGAATATATACCAGGTCACTATATAGATAATGGAAGGGAAGCTTATCATATGAAAAACCCAATGTGGAAAATTAATGAAAATGGAAAAGAACTTTTGTTAATGTATTGTGAAAAAGATACACTTATAAAATTATGTCCAATTGCGTTAGACAAAATTAGTGAACACGAAAAAAATCATAACAATAATAATAAAATTACATTTTATAAACATAGCAATGGATATATATCATCATCAAATAATTTATATGTTCATCAAATAATTATGGATTGTCATGGAAACGGAAAAGGAACAAAAAATATAAGCGTGGATCATATCGACCAGGATCCATTGAACAATACATGTGAAAATCTTAGAATTGCATCCAGAGAAGAACAAGAACAAAATACCAAGGGTATAAAACCAGGCACAAAGAGAGAACGAAAACATAATGCGCAAGAGTTACCAGATGGAATAACACAAGAATCTATGAGAAAATACGTGTGTTACTATAAAGATTATGCAGATAAAGAAAAAACAATATTGAGAGAATATTTCAGAATTGAAAAACATCCAAAAATGGATAAGTTATGGTCTACAACCAAATCGTGTAAAATATCAATCCATGAAAAATTAGAGCAAGCGAATAAAGTAATAGATGATTTAGAACATAATATTTATCCAGAGTCAAAAGAAGAAATATTACCAACACATGTATCACTAATTATGTTTAGAGAAAAACCGCATTTAGTTTTTGATAAAAAATTAGACGGAAAACGATTAAATTTAAAAATGGTTTTACCTCAAGATTATCATTTACAAGACCAACTCAAAATATTAAGTGAAAAAATAAAGACGAAATATGAGTTGACTATTGATTGTTAAAAGGGAGTGCATAAAATTATTTACAATCCGAATCCACCATTTCTTTCACCAATTCTTCAAAAGTATATGTAATATTCCATCCTAATTCTTTTTTCGCCTTTGTACTATCTCCCAACAATTCATCCACCTCGGCAGGTCTGAAATACTTTTCAGAAATTCGAATCAATTCTCTACCCGTGATTGAATCGTACCCGATTTCATTCAATCCTTCGCCCTTCCATTTTATATCAAACCCTTTCAACGAAAACGCTTTTTCGACAAATGAACGTACACTATGATATTCATTTGTCGCCAACACATAATCATCCGCCGTATCATGCTGCAATATTAACCACATTCCATAAACATAGTCTTTTGCGTGACCCCAATCTCTCAAAGAATCCAAATTTCCCAACACTAAACAATCTTGTTTTCCATTCAATATATTATTCAACGCAATAGTTATTTTTCGGGTGACAAAATTATGCCCTCTTCGTGGACTTTCATGATTAAACAAAATACCCGAACAAGCATACATTTGGTAAGACTCACGATAATTTTTAGTTATCCAATACCCGTATAACTTAGCGACACCGTAAGGAGACCGAGGATAAAACGGCGTTGTTTCTCTTTGAGGCACTTCTACGACTTTTCCATACATCTCCGAAGTAGACGCTTGATAAAAACGTATTTTGTCATTGGGAATACCGCAATTTCGGACCGCCTCTAGTAATCGTAGTACGCCAATACCGTCAATATCTGCGGTATATTCCGGCAGATCAAATGAAACTTTAACATGACTCATTGCACCCAAATTATATATTTCTAATCTGGATAACGATCCGCCGTATTTATTTTTAATTTCATTAAAAATATTCAATAAATTCACGGAATCGCATAAATCTCCGTACCTTAAAAACAATTTAGAATTATTAAAAATATGCTCAATACGATTCGTATTTATGTTAGATGATCTACGTATAATACCCCAAACATCATACTCTTTCTCCAACAACAATTCGGACAAGTAAGAACCATCTTGTCCAGTGATTCCAGTGATTAATGCGACCTTCATTTATAAATAATTATTTCAATCAATTCTTTAAGTTTATTTTTTATTTCACAAATAAAATTGAAATGAAAAACTAATAAAAACAAATACACAAATTACAACAAAATGTCACAAATTCAAACCCAAACTCAAGAAAATGAAGAATTAATGAAATTCTATATCAAGCATATTAATACAAATGAATCAGTAGTATGTTTTTACCCACCATCTATTTCAGTATCGCAATTCATTTATGAAATACAAGGAATTGGTCTAGAAATTATAGGTGTAGATTATACCATGGTTGAAGTGGTTGAAGCAGGTCAAGAAATCCCGGGCGTAAAACCAGAAAATGCCCCAAAAATGGAAGAAGAAAGTATTTCAATGTATCAAAAATATGGCGACAATTTAAAAAATATGGCGTTTTATATTAGAAAAAATCAAACACAAAATTAAATATATCCGCATTTTACAGGTGAATATTCCCCACATATATTAATAATTTGAAACGGTTTCCCACACCCATATATTTTTTTTTCAGAAATATAATAATTGCACAATTCTTCACTGCTATGAGGATCAATTTGCATTGATGTTTCTTTGAATATTCCATGACGAAAAATACAACAATTAAGTTCTTCAATTATAATTGGGTCAGAACAATGTGGACAATTTATAACGAGATTTATTTTTGGTGCCGATGGTATACTATTTAACATTTTTTATATATAGTATATAAAAAATATCTAGGATAATAACTCTTCTTTTACAGCAGACTCTTTCTCTTTTTCTTTTATGACAATTTTTTTAGGAGGCAGACTTTTTAATGTAGAAACTCTCTTATCCAAATTTTTAAGAGTAAAATGTTTATTTACTTTATTAAAATGCAACGATGGAATATCTTTAATTGCCCCGGTTGTTTTGTCATAAATAACGTCTTTTACTCTAGAAAGGCGCTTTCTATCCAAACAATCCTTTAAAAAAATCACCAATAAATTACATTCTTCCGACGACATCTTTTGCTCTTCGCCATAATTTTCGACAAACATGATTAATTTTTTTATTTTCGCAGTTTTATCCAGTTTGCTCCAAGGTTCATTCTTATTGTTATTCTTTTCATTCTCAAGAAACCGATCTAAATTTGTAATATCATTATTTGCTTGAGTTTCATAAATAGGCGCTCCACTGAGAAGCATCGATTTATATTTAATATTTTTTAATTCTAAACATTCTTCTTCTTTTGTTGTTGTTGTTTCCATTTAGGTTATACATATAATACTAAGATGATTCTAATATGTTTTATTAAAACAATATTTATATTGATTTATAACAACATAAATATATGTCTGACGAATCTCATTTAAAAAAGGTCTCCATTGTTGGGACAACCACAAGATACCAAATTAAAAAAGTAACACAAGATAAAGAAATAGATAAGGAAAGAAAAAAACAATTTAGTAAATTAGATTATGAATGCGATCAATTCAATGTTATATCCCAGATACACGAAACACCAAAACATCCGGATCCACAAAATACAATTTTTTTAAGAGAAATCAACAATAAGATTAACGGGTATAAGCAACAAGATATTTGCAAAAATATGTTAGATGTTAATAATTTTGTTAGTTTAGAACAAGTAATAGATAAAATATACAATTCTAATTTGAAATGTTATTATTGCAGTGAACAAATGTTGATCTTGTATAAATATGTAAAGGAAAAACGACAATGGACACTCGATCGAATCAATAATGATTTAGGACATAATAATAATAATGTAATTGTCTCCTGTTTAGAATGCAATTTGCAACGACGAAGAAAAAGCAAAGACGCATTTACATTTACAAAACAATTAATACTAACAAGAGACGAATACTAACTAGAAAATATTTGTTAGTTATTTCTGATTGTATAAATATATTTATTATTATTAATGGAACAAAATCAATTGGCGGGACAAAATCAATGTACGGAACAAAAACAATGGAGATGGAGTAATGGAATCCCTTATGAAAAGAGTAGTATTCTAAAAAAGGTAGAGAAAAGCGTCGAGGACAAAGTTATTGTAGAAGAAGAATCATATTCAGTTTGTTACAATCCAGCATTATCTAAATGCAATGAAACAATGTATTCTAGAAATGAGATTGTAAACCGCCGTGAAGAAACATATAATAAAATGGCGTTGCGAACCATGTCAAACCAAATTAACCAAAACCCGTTTTTATTAAATTGTGATTATGTGAATGATTTGACCACGCAAGATAAATACATGAAACCAATTAATACTACATTTGAAAAAGTTAAAACCGACCATAAATCTAGTTGAACTGTACCACAATCTCAACCTTTTCCTTCTTGATACTCTTTGTCGCCGATATAGATAGTTCCTCCCGCTTCTTGCGAGTTTTTGAATTATCCACAATTTCTTTTCGTTTAGAAGTACTGTTCCGATTGTTCATATCGCTCTCAATCACGTCATAATTCTCATCAATATATTCAATGATTTTGTTCTCCAACGCCCATTTAAAAAAGTTCAACTGACCAATCGTAGTTTCAATACATTTGTCATCCTTAAATGGAATGCTAATACGATCCCATCTACAAAACGGATCAAACCGTTTTTTGCTGTACGCTTTCAATTTCAACTTGTAGTCTACATACACTTTGAATCGACGTTCAGAACCAGAAACATCGTCTATAATTGAATACAGAGTATAATATTTCTTTGCGTAATTAGTTGCAAACCAATCCACGATTCGCAAAGAGATTTTGGACTCGCCGGTAATAATTTGAAGCATTTTTGACAAATTATTATTTGTTTTGTAAAAATCCATCAGGTTGTTTAGTACTAAACTATTTTGCGTGGAATAACCATTCATTGTATTTTTTTACATAAATTTATCTAAGTTGTTTTTTATCTAAGTTGTTTTTTATAGAATTTATTATAAATATAGAACTTAGTCGCAATATTATATAATATATAAAATATCAATGCATTCGCCAACAATGCAGTCGCCAACAATTGAAATATGGAAACCATTACCAATAAATAATTTATATGAGGTTTCAACAAATGGAAATATTAGAAACGCAAAAAATCTGAAACAAAAGGTGTTTGATTTAAATAAATTAAAACTCATTAAAACAAGAATACGTGTTAATAATATCGTAAACGAGAACGGCGAGAAAAGAGGGTTTTATTTGCACAGATTGATCGCAATGACATTTATTCCGAATCCACACAATTTGGATGAGGTGAATCATAAAAATGGAGATCCATATGATAATAGATCAGAAAATCTAGAATGGATTTCAAGAGCAGATAATATGAAACATTTCCACGACAATAATAAGTTTTCAAAGAAATACATGCGTAAATTGTTGTGCATCAATAAAGATACGGCAACAATTGAATCCACCTATAAATGTATCGACGATTATTTGGAAATAACCAAAGACACGATTCGTCATGGAAAATTGTATACTATTTTGAATTCAGAGGAGGGAGGAGAATATGATTTAGGAAATAACAAAATCCTCAAATATGAAAAACAAATTGTTTTAGAACCGGTTAACACTGAATGTTGTTGGAAACCCATTTCGGAAGCGCCGTTGTATGAAGTTTCAAATACTGGATTAGTAAAACATTCACGATTAAACCGCATCGTAAAAGGTTATTTGATAAACGGATACAAATCAGTGAATATTAAATTATCCGAATCAAGCGATAAAAAAATCTGCAGATTGGTTCATCGATTGGTTGCAACCGAATTTATTCCGAACGAGTTTTCAGAACGTATTTATGTGGACCATATTGACACGAATCCGCTGAATAACGATGTATCGAATTTGAGATGGGTTACCCCCAAAGAAAATATGAATAATCCGTTAACAAAACAAAATATCAGTATGGCGTTATTAGGACACTCGTCTAAAATACTCAAAATTGATATTGAAACGGGAGATATTGTAGGAGAGTATATGAATGATAATGATTATACAGAAGACATGAATTATGATACGATAACAAAAATCGCAAATTTTTACAAAAATGGAAACACTATTGTCAAAGTGGGTCATCAAAAAACATATCGCAAAAAATACATATTTATTTATGAAAATAATATCGATATGAAAGACAAGTATATTGAAATTGCAAATACGAATAACAATATTACGGGTACAAAAATAGTCCAACTCAATAAAACAACACTGGAAATAATCAATCAATTTGATAGTATGTATAATGCAAGCAAACAGTTAGGAATTAATTATGGAGGGATATGTCAAGTGTACAATTATCACAAATATACGGATGAAACACGTCCCGCTTGTTATAAACTCAAAACAACGCATGGATTTATTTTCAAGGATTTATGAAATAATAATATTATATTGCGATAATATATTATATTGCGATAATATATATATATATATTAATGAGCGAAGAAGATGACGACTTTATAATAATATTACAAAACAAATTAGATTATACAAATAAAATATTAAATGCGTTAAATATACCAGAAGTTGATATTAATACAGATTTAAATTCGATAGAGGATAAATATTATGATTATCACGGAAAAAACATATTACCCAAACCAAAAAACAATCAAAAATTATGAAATTTTTTACTTCATCATCTGATACCACAATTAAATTACCTGAATATTATTATGTAAAATTGAATCATTTATTACCAGGCGATACCGAATTATCAAATTTTAAAAAACTGATATATTTAAATGTATTGAAAAAATTATGGATCCTAAATATTTAGAACCAACTGGTAACATGATAAAGGTGGAAGATTGGTCAAATTATAATGAAGATACAATGTCTCAAAGTGATATTGCTAGTTACAAACCAACATATGTATCAAAACCTGAAAAATATTCTAAAAATAAAACTAAAGAAATACTTAATGAAAAGATAGATGAATTATTTAATACAATACAAAAATCTGGAGGAAAACCGTCTCAAAAAAAAAGCGTCAAAAAACCCCAAAAGAAAAAGAACGCAGAAAAAGAATACCAAAAAACGTTCTCGCAAATAAATTCAGCGAATAAATTCATTTAAATGGTTTTTATTATTTAAATGAATATGGGAAATACTCAAACAGTTCAAAAAATCGGATTCGAAGATGTTCAAATTGTTACAAAAAACCCCGAAACTTATTTTTTAATAAACACATTGCCTGACTTAGAACAACAATGTTTAATTATAAATACGGTAAATATAAGTCAAGAAGAATTGTTAGTAAATAAACATCTACAAACGAATAAACAAATTAAAATTGTGATTTATGGAAAAAACAATGTAGACGAAACTGTTTTCAAAAAACATCAACAATTAATATCTCTCGGATTCTCCAATGTATATATTTACATTGGCGGATTATTCGAATGGTTGACTCTTCAAGACATCTACGGAACTGTAGAGTTCCCAACGACAAAAAAAGAATTAGATTTTTTGAAATATAAACCGAGACCAATACTGAATATACAAATGTTAACAAATTAATTGCATAGTTACAAATTGCATAGTGACAAATTAATTCCGATTTCTCAAGGTCTCGTACTTAAATAAATTAATAATCGACAAATTCGCCAATTGATCTGCACGCTGATTTTGCTCCCGATAAATGTGTTCGAATTTGATTTGTTTAATATCTTTTGAAATATACACCGCTTCATTATATAATGGAAGCAACTTTTCAGATTTGACCTTATACTCCTTCATCATTTGTCTAATCACCATCTGACTATCTCCGCAAACCAACAATTCATCAATACTTAGATTTCTCGCTTCATATAAACCAATTATGAGAGCACTGTACTCTGCTTCGTTGTTTGTTTTATTATTACCAATATACTTGGAATCCGTCCAAATTTCTACATCGTCTTTATAAATAACTGCTCCTGCGCCAGAATGACCCGGATTTCCTTTACTGCATCCGTCGAATTTCATGATATATTTGCTCATTGATATAATCTTAGGTATTCTTTTATACATCTTACATTAATAATAATAATAATAATCGTTTCAATTTTATTTTTGAAAATATAGTAGTCTCTATTTTGAATAATAAAAACACAAAATTGAATTAACTACGGGTTCTTATATATAATGAAAAACAAAACAAATGTCAATCATTGATTTATGCGACGAGGCGATTGCACACTGCCGATGGAAAGGTGCACTAATGACGGTTCTAGAAAATAATATTGTATTGGAAAAGTATTCAAACAACAGTTTTGAAGAAATATTCGAATCTATTTACAATATTTGCAAAGAAGTCAAAGGAATTGGATTACTTACCATGTATGACATTGTATCTGCGATTTGTCGGCGATTCAACGTAAATATTGAACACGTCTACATTATTGGAGGAGGACCGGTTCGTGCATGCAGGTTATTACATCTGGAACCCAAACGAAAAAAAATATGCAAAGGCGTTATTTTACGATATCTTGAAATCAAAGATATCGTAACAGCGTTTCAAGAAAACGGGTACACTATGGACGAGTATTTACGAAGAAACACTAATGGCGATGATTTTGAAAGTTATATGCAACTGGCAGAAAAATATATAGAAAAAAAATAATTATAAGAAGGATCAATATCCTTTTTTTATATACTACACTACGCTACACTACGCTACGCTACTACGCTAGTACACTACGCTAGTACACTACGCTAGTACACTACGCTAGTACACTACGCTAGTACACTACGCTAGTACACTACGCTAGTACACTACGCTAATACACTAATCACTAAATTTTTCTAT